AGGAGTTGGGACGCATATTACCCCAAAACTAGAGCTAGGTAATGAAAATACTCTTTCTGCAGGAGAAACTCTATTTGAAGATATGGGCAATAGACAGTTTTTTCAATCTGGTATTGTAACGGACAAAGATTAATGATTATACTTTTTAGAAGCTGCGAAGCAAATCTTTCACCAGGATCTTTAGGCGAAGGTACAGACCGAGTGCCTCGTTGGAACGGTAAATATAAAGAAGAAATTTTACGAAAATGTTATCTATCTCTTCAGTCTAGTTTAGATGAGAGAGACATGATGATTATTGTAAATGATAGAACCACACAAGAAACACTAAACTGGATGAAAGAAAATACTAAGGCTCAATTTGGTGTAAAAAATATTACATCACTAGATGAAGCAAGAAAGTCGCACCCGTATCCAAAATATCATCCTGTAACAGCCAATTCATGTACAGATCTAATGGAATATTTAATTGCAGTATGTGAAAGAAATGTAAATGAAATAGTTTATGTATGTGAAGATGACTATCTTCATGTAGAACATGCTATGCCAGCTATGAAAGAGCTATTTAAAACAGGATATCAAGGATTTTATGCTCCTTACGATTATCCTGATAGGTACACCATAGATGTAGATAGAAGATGTGATTTACACGTTTGGCAATATGGACACCTACGATCAATTCCAAGTGCCACGCTTACTATGGCCGCCAAGGGATCTACTTGGTTAAAGTATAGTTTTGAACTTCTAAGAGGGGGTGTTTTTGCAGACGACTCGTGGACTTGGAAAGCTTTTAAACAAACAGGCGCCTTATGCCCTATTCCAGGTCACGCCACTCATCTGCAAGACGGATGCATAACCCCTTTTGTCAATTGGGAGACTATCTATGACAGAATACCAACATCTAGCTAATTTTAAAAGTCCTGAAGGATACTGGCACAGCAGAGATATATTCAGACCCGTAATCAGTGACATTTACGCTAAGTACAAAATACAACGTATGCTTGAAATCGGATTTAATATAGGGTACTCCTCTTCAATGTGGCTAGAATTTGATCCAGATCAAAAGTCTAAAATAACATCAGTTGATATTGGAACGCATGGCGATACCGTAAAAGCAGCTGATGCTGTAAAAGAGTTGCATAAAAATCGTTTTGAATTTATACTAAGTGACAGTAAAAAAGTTTGGAATAAATTAGAGGGTAAAATGTTTGATCTCGCTTTTATAGACGGTGATCACTCAGCTCCAGGGGTTTATAGTGATATTCAGCTATGTCTAAAACTTGGAGTGCCTTTACTACTATTTGATGATTACTGGACAGAAAATGATCCTAATCCTATTAGAAGTGTTTGTGAAGATTTTCAAGATAATAAAAAGAAAATATCCCTAATCAAGGTCTATAACCTTGAAGGTGTTAGATCAAAAGTAGCATTATATAAAAATGATACCATTCATACTGAAAAAAGAACTCTTACCAACCAACTTTCACTCTTATCTCCAAAAAGCAACGGAAACTAATCAGTTTAGTAACTACGGATGGGCTGTACAAGAGCTAGAACGTAGAGCTAGAGAGATGTTAAAGATTGATGATGATAAGGCAGTTGTTGCTACAAGTAGCGGTACATCTGCCTTACATGCTATGTTATGGGCGATTCAGAGACAAGACGGTACTCAGAGAGTAGGCACGCAAGACTTCACTTTCCCCTCTAACTCTATGGGACCAGCAGAAGGCCCTATAGTAACAGATTTAAATCCTAATCTAAATATTAATTTAGAAGATGAATTTATACAAATGTCTAAAATACTAATCGTTACAAACATATTCGGCCATTTACAAGACTTTGACTATATTTCCAATTACTCTTTTCCATACTTAATACTTGATAATGCGGCAACTCCTTACACTTGGTGGGAAGATACTAATAGTTGTAATCTAGGCACAGGATCTTACGTCTCTCTTCACCACACTAAACCCATAGGTTTTGGAGAAGGCGGTTTGGCCATTATTGATAAGAAATACGAGGATCAAACAAGAATAGCTTGTAATTTTGGGCTTGTAGACGGCAAATTCAATGAGCGTAGCGGTAACTATAAAATGAGCGAAATCAGTGCCGCAGCTATTCTCCAGTGGTGGGACCAGTTTGAAATAGACGAACTAAGAGATAAATATTTAGACAATTATTACAAAGTAAAATATGAGTTAAGAGATGAAGAAGGAGTCTCTTGGATAAACTATGGAGATGATGATAAGTTTTTTCCAAGCTGTTTCCCATTTATTCATGACTTTGAAAAGTCTATTGAAGACAATGATACAAATTATGAAGCTAAAAAGTATTATCATCCTTTAAGGGGTTTTCAAATTTCTACTGATATTTACAAAAGAATACTGTGTTATGGTTTGTCTGAAGGTATAGAATCATGCCTAAAAAAATAGCAGTCGTAACAGGATACGCAGGATTTATAGGTTGTACTTTTACTCGCCGTCTTTTAGAAGAAGGATGGCATGTCTACTGTATAGACAAATTCACCTACGTTTCTGATATGTTAGAAGCTGACAGATTACATAGAGAATATCACACAAGAATGCAATGGGTACAAGCTGACATAACTGAACTTGAATGGCTACCTGAATGTGATGTTATTTTTAATCTTGCTGCTGAAAGTGATGTAGATAAAAGTAATCAAAACTCTTCTCAGTTTATTGTATCAAATATTAACGGTGTGAGAAACTTATTAGAATTAATTAATAATAGAATTGTTATTAGAGCAGATAAACCTTTATTCTTTCAAATATCTACTGATGAAGTTTATGGCGATACCGTAAATGGTTCCTTTTCTGAAACTTCTCCTTTATGTCCATCAAACCCTTATTCTGCTACAAAAGCATCTGCCGATCTACTAATACAAAGTTGGGCTAGAACTTATGGGCTTGACTATATTATTGCTAGACCTTCAAATAACTATGGACCTCATCAGTATCCTGAAAAACTAGTTCCTCTAGCTTGTAAAAGATTAAGTAGAGGTAAAACAATTAAACTACACAATAAGGGTACTCCTATTAGAACTTGGACACACGTAGAAGATACAGCTGACGCACTTATACTTCTTTATGAAAAAGCAGAAAGAAATCGTATCTATAACATATCATCGGAATTTGAACAAACTAATTACGACACTGTAACAAAGATTATCAATGCTTATTTTATGCAGAATTTAAAAAGAGGTGTTCCAAATTTAGATGAGTATTTAGATTTAGCATATGAACGACCAGGACAAGATGTGAGGTATGCAATCAGCTGTGAACCTTTAAGAAACTTAGGATGGAATCCTAAAAAACAGTTTGATGAAGAAATTCTAAAAATAGTTAAACAATATAAAGAAAGATGGATTTGGTAATGAGAGTATTTATTACAGGTATTAGTGGACTACTTGGTAGTACAATGGCAAGACATTTAATAACTAATGGTCATGAAGTAGTAGGTATAGATAATATGATCGGCGGTGTTGAAGGTAACGTTCCTGAGCTTGCTGAGTATATTAAAGGAGATATTTTAGATACAGAGTTAATGAAAAAGTCAATGAAAGGTTGTGAGATAGTATTCCATACTGCTTCTCTTCCCTATGAAGGACTTAGTGTTTTCTCTCCTACAATAACTGCTTCAAGTATTGTATCTGGAACTATTTCTACTGCTATTGCTGCCTTAGATAATAATGTAAGACTTTTTATTAACTGTAGCTCAATGGCTAGATACGGAAACCAAACTCCTCCGTTTACAGAAGATATGATGCCTAAACCTGTTGATCCATACGGATTAGCAAAAGTACAAGCGGAACAGCATCTTAAAATACTTAGTGAAATTCACGGACTAAACTATCTTACAGTAGTTCCTCATAATGTAATTGGAGTCGGACAAAGATACTATGATCCTTTTAGAAATGTTGTAGGAATCATGATAAACAGAACTCTACATCGCAAACCAATAATCGTATACGGAGATGGCGAACAAAAACGATCTTTCTCTAACGTTTTGGATTGTATTCGCGCCATTTACAGAATGATGGAAAGTACCAGAACAGATCTTTGTGGAGAAGTTTATAACATTGGTCCAGACGATAATGAAATTTCCATTAAAGAGCTAGCATATAAAGTGGGACATCACTGCTCGGTATACCCAAATCTAGAACACTTTCCCGACAGGCCAGTGGAAGTAAAAAATGCTTTTTGCTCTAGTCAAAAAGTAAGAGATGAATGGAATTACAATGCCACGATTACTGTAGATCAAACTATTCAAGAAATGGTGAATTGGATCAGGCCAATAAAACGTGAATTTGAATATCACTTACCTCTTGAGTTGATTACAGACAAAACCCCTAAAACTTGGACAGAAAGACTTATATAATGATTAGTTCTTCTGATTGGGTAAGACTTAGAGTATTTGAAACTGAGTTACAGGTTCTAGAGTTAAAAGACAAAAAACCAAAAGTTAGGCTGTGGTTAGAATTAGAGATTAGTAAATTAAAAGAGAAATTAGATGCCAGTTAAAGTTATAGTGCCATATGTATTTGAACAAGAAATTAAAGAACATAAAAATGTATTTTGGTATTTAGATACGCATTATGAGCAAGATAAAGCAGGGATAGGATCTGATCTAATGTTTCAAAAAATATGGAAACAGTATCCCGAACATGATATTTTTATTCTTCATGCTGACATGAGCCAGCACCATGAAGGATGGTTTGAGGAGGTTCTCAAGTATGTCGAAGACTACCCAGAGGCAGGAATGTTTGGTTGCCTATTACTGTACCCCGCAAGAAATGACAAGGGCGAGTATTATGTACAATGCGCTGGAGGGCGATTTACAAATGAAAGACCAGATCATTATGGAAGCGGACTTGTTCTTGAAAACGGGACAAAATTCAAAGAAGAGCTGGAAGTCGATAGAGGTCAATACGATAAAGTTAGGGAAGTCGCCTGGACAACGTTTGGAGGATGTTATATTCGCAGATCCTTTATTGAGAAAGTTGGGGATTTCAATGCCGCATACGAATGGACCTACAACAGAGATGTCGATTACTGCCTTCGAGGAAGAGAGGCCGGTGAACGTATTTATCAGATTCCAGTCCGATTATTTCATCACGAATCAAGAGATAACAAGCGAGTAAAAGATGATAGTAAAGCTAAAATGGAAATGAGAAATCTCGCTAGACTCCAGACGAAATGGGCAAACTCAAACTTTTACAAAACGCTGGACAGAGAGATCAAAAATGGATAAAGTGTTTATAACAAAAGAAGAACTTACAAAATCTATCAATAGTCAACGTAAGAAGTCTGGTCCGTTTTTGACGGCACTTGCTTTATTTTGGTTGCTTGTTAGTTCGATTGTATTTTGGATACCCAGTATTATATTTGGATTGGTTTTGTTAGTTGTTTATATACCACTTTACTTCATTGATCAATTTATTATTGAAAGGAAAAATAATGGCTGAATATAGCGGAAAAATGTCAGAGAGCTTTTGTATGACAGCTCTCAACATGGCAGATAAAGAGAAAGGTAAACCCACAGACGTAGAACGTAATCGTATTCACGGACTGTCAACAATTAGAACTCGTTGTTTAATAAGCAATCTATGTGCTAAATCAAATACTAATTATCTTGAAATAGGAGTATATAAAGGTTCAACGGTTATTTCAGCAATGTTTGATAATCTAACAACTAAAGTTGTTGGTGTGGACCATTTTAAGTATGATGAAAGAGAAGCAAATAAATGGGCACCTGAAGGTTTTATCTGGGATAATATGAAATCACAACTAGAGGCTCATCTTAACATGTATAAACACTCTCCAGACAGATTAAAATTAGATAACTTTACTTTGATTGAAAGTCCTTTTCAAGAAGTAGATTGGACTAAACAACCTAAATTTGATGTTATTCATTTTGATGTAAATCCGATCACCTCTACAATCTATGATGAATTTTTTGAGAATATTACAACAGCAATGGCTCCAGAGTGTGTTGTTATATTCACTCAGCAATCTGATTCAACTACAGCAGAAAAACTAAACAAAGCTTTAATCAAACATTCTGATAAAGTAATAGAAAGATTCAAAGAATACCGAATTTCTAACAGTTTAAGCGACTCATCAAAATACTTTAGTGGTATTGCTATGGTGGGACTCAAAAAGAAATTAGGCGTAAGTCCTAAAGCTACTACCGCTAATGTGACACTTAATACAGGCACCAAAAAATGATAAAGAAAAGTGCGATTAGTTTAATCAGTTATGATGCAAATAGATTCTTAGCAAAAAGTATTGAAAGGTATTACGATTATGTAGATGAAATTATTCTAGGTATTGATAAAGATAGAATTACCTGGAGTGGTAATGATTTTTCTATTAACGAAGATGATCTTTGGAACGAATTATCAAACATAGATGGTGATTCTAAAATCACTATCATAGAAGAAGACTTTCATCAATCTGAAGTAGCAATAGAAAACGATAATTTTGAAAGAAACTTTCTTAAAAATGAATGCTCTCATGACTGGATATTCAGTTTTGATGCTGATGAGTGGTTAGTCAATGCTAAAGACTTCTTCTACAACTACTGTCCTATCATTGAAAGATATAGACACATAAAAGATGTGTGCATGACTTGGGCAACCCCGTATAAAGTAGTTTCAGATGGAGAAGAGTCAGTCACACTAGTTATCGCTAATGATGATGGATCACCTTTTTTCGGAGAGAATCAAGGAGTAGTTACCTCTAAAGATAGTACGTTTACGTATGCTAGATGGACAGATAAAAGTGCGGCAGGGGAAAATCGTATTATGTCGCCACTGATTGCCCTACATTGGAGTCTATGTCGCCCACCAGATGAGTTACATGAAAAAATCCATAACATCGGACACTCAGACATTGTTGAAGAAGATCCTTTTTATCAGATTTGGTCACAAATAACTATGGAAAATTATACAGAACTCAGAAACTTCAAGACTTCTGGACTGGGAGGAGCTCAATGGCCTCGTCTAGAGCCTGTGCCATTTGAAAATACAGAAGATTATATTAAACAATATGTAGAAAGAGCATATTAATGAAAATAGAAATAGTTGGTAAATTTTATGATAATCATTCTTTGACTATCATTAATAGAAACATAGCTGTAAGATTAGCTAAAAAATTTGATGTATATCTTACTCCTCTTGATCAGTATGATCCAGAATTTAAACTAAGTAGTGATATTGTTGGAGAACTTAAAAAGCTAGAGGCAAAAGATCTAGGTGATGTAGCTCCTGATGTTCAGATGAGACATTCCTATCCTCCTGTATGGAACTGGCCTACGCACTCAAGCACTAAAATAGTATATATACAACCGTGGGAATATCCAAAAGCTCCTTTTGAGTGGCAGTATAAGTTTGAAACTTTTGCTGATGCTTTGATAGTCCCAAGTAATTACATCAAAAATGTTTTTCTTAAAGGCGGATTGAATCCTGAAAATTGTTTTGTAGTACCGAATGGATTTGATTCTGCTCTCTACAACAAAGACAAGTCTGATATTCAAGAAAATAGGTTTGGTATAGACCCTGATAGATTTAATTTTGTGTATGTAGGTAACTCTCAGTGGAGAAAAGGTTTAGATCTATTGATTAATACTTGGCATAAATGTTTTAAAAAGTACGACAAATGTACTTTAATTATCAAAGATAATTCTTCAATCTACGGTAAAAACAATGTGCTAAATGAAGTTATCAAGATGCAATACAAAACAGAGTCAGCTGAGGTAATTTACATTGACGAAAATTTAAGTTCAAAAGAGCTTGCTGATATCTATAAAATCTCTAGTGTTCTTGTCCATCCTTACAGAGCTGAAGGTTTCGCCATGCATGTACAAGAAGCAATGGCTTGTGGATGTTTGCCCATAGTACCAGCAGGAGGTCCTACAGATGACTTCGTACCTGACGAGATTGGGCTCAAGATACCAGTATCTCAGCAAACAATTAACATAGAAGACTCTGGTGTATTCGCATTAAAGCCAGGAGATGCTACAACTATGATGAGCACTCATACCTTTATCAATGAACCCTCTGGACAACATTTAGAACAAGTGTTAAAATACATTTATCATCACCATAATAAACAAGATCTATATAAAAAACTTGCTGATATACCAATGAAAAATACTTGGGATCACGTAGCAGATCTTTATGAAGGAGTTATTAATGAAGTCCAATACAGAGATGGAACAGTTAGATCAAGAAATAGATAAATGGTTTGAAGAACTAGAAGCTGATCTAGAAAGAGCACAACCAGAAGTGCAAGAAAGACCTGACTTAGATCGTAAAATACTAGACGACTTTCATGGTTTTGCGCCTACTATAGACGAAACTTATAAAGGTCGGCTTCCTACCATAACCCCAAAAGCACAAATATTTATTACAGAAAACTTAGCCAAAGGACAGTATTTTAGATTTGGTATAGAAGGAGGAGGTTGTTCTGGCTTTAATTACCTTTTCGATATTTCGGAAAATAAAGAAGAGCACGATATTGTATTCAGTGATAATCCTCCCGCACTAGTAGACGACATGAGTATAAAATACTTATACGGATCAGTAATTGATCTTCATACTGAAGGCATGAATAAAATGCTCAAAGTAGAAAATCCTGGCGCAAAAGCCTCTTGCGGTTGTGGAACTAGTTTTGCTTTTGACGAAGACTTATTGGAGTTTGTGTAATGGATTATAATACTATTATGACAGGATTAGGTCTTCCTTGGTTAGAACTTGATATAAAATTTCCTTACGAAGAGATGTTAGAAGAAGCTAAAGCAATTAGACATAGATTTGTAGCTCATAGAGCGAATGATGGGTCCGGTGGTTATAAACATAAAGGTTGGCATAGCTTGTGTATTCACGGACTTAGTGCAGAAAAAACTAATCATTACGCTGAGTATGGGTATACCAAACAAGAAGATTGTCCTTATGTTTGGACCGATATCTGTGAACAGTGTCCTGTAACCTATAATTACTTTAAAAATATATTTCCATACTCTAGTTACAATAGGTTAAGATTTATGCTGTTAGAACCAGGAGGGTTTATTACTCCTCACAATGATTGTCACCAAAATAAATTATCACCTATCAATATGGCTCTTAACCATCCAAAGGGCTGTATGATGAAAATGAAAGGCCATGACGGATATGTTCCTTTTAAGCCTGGAAAGGCGTTGTTACTAAATGTAACTAATGAACACGCTTATGTAAATAAAAGCAATGAGGACAGATATCATATTATTGTTCACGGATCTGTCACAGAAAATTTTAAAGAGTTAGTCATACGCAGTTATGAGAAAAATGGGATTAAATAAAAACTATATCGTTGGTATATATGACGATACGGAGTTTTCTAATCATCTAAATAAAAGTCAAAAATTTAAAGAGTTAACTGAGTTTTTTACTAGGTTTAAATATTTTGGGCCCATTATTGTAGAAAAATCAGTAAACGAAGTTTTAGATAAAGCTTTAGAATATGATGCTAAATACTGTATAGTACAATCGGTAGGTCATATAATAATGGAAGCTACTTTTTTTGATCATATTGAAAAATGGATTGAAAAACAAAACTTTTTTGTTACAGGCCATATTATGGATAAAAACAAAAAGAATAAGAATAATCCATCAGGAGTAGAAGGTTACTACGGTTTACATAAACAGTGTATGTTGGTCAATTTAGACTACTATGAAAAATTTGACAAACCCGTGTTCGGTGATAAAAACTCTGGGGAAGAGTTCGTTGTAAAAGCAGGAAGACATTCAAGAGATATTCATGACGATTATACACCTCTTTCTTTGGCACCTACAGAGGAACTTACTATTTGTACTCCTCTTGTTGATGGCTGGAATTTTATTAGTAAATCTCTTGAAAATGATCTAACTGTTTACAATTTTCATCCTAGAATCAGGGCCTCAAAACAATATTTGTACCCTACAGCTAGCGCAGAAGAGTTATCTAAGCAATTAAACTGGATCAATAATATAGTAGAATATGCTCCAACTTGTGTATTTCTGTGGAACACAGAAAACTATAAAGATTTAAAATATGTTAGCTTAGAAAAACCCGTCAAAAAACTATATAGTGTTGCTGCTAGCTTTAAGCCTAATATGATTCTTAACCACTTTGGTTTTGAAGAGGATACAGAAATAGTTTTTTATGACTATAGTAAACCCTCTTTAGCTTTTAAAAAACTACTAGTCACACAATGGGATGGAGAAGACTATCCTGCGTTTATAACCTGGGCTTTAGGAAAATACCATTTTAGTGAAACAGGAGGCGTTGAGACACAAACACTTACTAGACAAGAGCTTTGGGAGCGAGAAATAAAGTGGTGGGGATCTGAAAAAGAGATCAAAGATCACTGGCTAAGATATAAAGAATTAAAACATTCATATGTTCATGTAGATATTTGTGAAAATCCTGAAAAGATTACTAACAAAATCACTCCAGAAGAAAATAGCGTGATATGGTGGAGTAATGCATTTCATACAGTTAACGCCCAATACGTAAGAGGTTTACAAGGCGTAACAGATTGTTATAATGTGTGGTTAGATCAGATAGAAGATAAAAATCCTAACATTTGGATTTTAGGAAAAGATTATTTAGATAGACCAGTAGAGGGTCACGTAATTAAGGAGTACTTAAATGAATACAGACAGACTGAAACTATTTAGGACAGAAGATGAAGTACGCTCTTATGCAAAAGTAAGCGGATTTGACGAAGGCGGTACAAATAAGTTAGTTGCTCAATGGAAGTCAGCCACATCCGAAAGTAAAGATCTTATCAAAGGATCTAAGAGGTATGGATTTATAGATACTAATGCTATTGAAACCAAAAACTAAGTTATTATTTAATAGCAAGTGGATAGAAAAACTGAAGTTCAAGAATCACACAGATTACGATTTAGCAGGTAATGTATCAGCGATATCAGTAAAAAGTGAGTCAGGAAGCGTATTTGATTTTTATAGATCAAATCCTATAGAAGATCCAAAAGATTTTAAACTGACTCAATTGTATCATAAGATAGAAGAAGTTAGACAATTAGTTGATTATTTCTCATTTTTACAGACCTCACGAATTAGGATACATAAACAAGATCCAGGTAGTAGCATTCCTCTACACACAGACGGTAATAATGTGAATGCCAAAAAACAAGAAGACTATAATCTCAGGATGATAACAGCTATTACTTCAGATACTAAGTTTATTTATAGGTTTAAATATAAGGGACAATTACAAGAATTTACATTAGGTCAAGGCGAAAGTGTAATTTTTGATCCGGATTTAGTAGAACACGGAATGGATAATAATTCCGATAATAACATTAGGTATGCTTTAGTACAAATTTTCAAAGCATATCCTGTAAACAAAGGATTGATAGAATTTATAAATTCTGATCAATTACTTAACATATGAATATAGATTTTGGAACTGCTTTCCATAAACCAAATGGTAACGCAGTCAAAGTTACAATAAATGAGTTTAGAGATAAGCTATATCTGCATATTAGAGAGTATTCTATGGACGGAGATACTGGGCAATGGTTCCCCACAAAAACAGGGTTTTCAATTCCTGCTGATGAAGTTTCTTCTTTAATACCTTTATTAGAAGAAGCTTCCGATATGGTCGCTAAAAGATATATCTGGAATACTCAACTCGAATTAGAATTGGAGAAATAATGAGCATCAAAGCTTGGAATGACGATCAAGAAGCAGAACTAATTAAAATGTACTCTGAAGATGGAGTAAAAGACGTTTATAAATTAGCAGAACACTTCTCAAAAGGTTATAGAAGTGTTATAAGTAAACTAGTACAGTTAAAAATTTACGAAAAACCAGAAACAAAAGAAGAAGATAAATCATTAACTGTCAAAGTCATGCTAAGAGAGTTAGAAGATCTTTTAGGGATTGAAGTTGATGGAACTAATCTCAATAAAAAAGAAAATCTTAGTGCATTATTAAACGCTATTAAAAAGAGGCTAGAGTGACCGATAAAGAACCTGCACGATATTATGATTGGATCTTATGGAAAATGAGACAAGAAGATGCTCAACGCAAAAAAGAACAAGAAGACGCTGAGTTTGCTAAACGCTGGGAACAACATAAAGAAATGATTGATAGACACGCTACTCACAATCGTAAAATATATGAATCTCCAGACGGAGGAAAAACTGTGTTTGAGAGGGATTTAAATGCGCCTATGTCAACACGTAAACGAATATCTGTACCCCTAGATCAAGGTGCTTACAAAAATCTAGGTAATGTAGAACTCGATCCTGCCGATAGAAACTGGGAATATGACGGTGACGGTTCAAAAATTTACAAGCTAGAGATGGGTTACGGAACAAAGACTCCAGTAGACTTAGGTGATCTTTCCCGAATAGATTATAAGTATAACGAAAACCAACTAATAGCTGAATTCAAAGAGTATGTAGACGAAACTTATGGATTACACTACTCAAAAGAAAAGTTTCAAGCCACTGAGTTTATTATGGACGGCGGGCACGGAACTGGATTCTGTATCGGCAACGTTTTGAAATACGCACAACGCTATGGCAAAAAAGGTACTCGCGACGACGCGAGAAAAGACTTGATGAAAGTACTTCATTACGCATTACTTCAGCTTTATGTACACGATTCAGAAGATAAAAAGTAAGTTTATACTTTCTCAATGCTTATTTTTCTTATAATATCTTTATATGAATTATA